CTCGGCCTTTTGCCTCTGAAGGTCGCTCTCGAGACGCCTTTGCTCGGCCGGGTCAAGGTCCAACATGTCCCAGACCACAGACGACTCCTTCGGGAACACTCCCGCGCCGACCAGAGACGCCACCGCCTGAGCCGTAGTCGCCGGAGTCGGGATGTTCGGGTCCGCCCACATCGTCGTCAACCGCTTTGCGTCGTCCGGAACCTCGCCCGATTCCAGGGACAGCGCCAGACGCATGACCTCTTCCCAACCCGCCTCGAATGCGCGTTGCTTGCGCCGGGCGCGCCGGACAAGACGGTCGGTCGACATGCGGATAGCGTCCGCGCTGCTCGGGTTCGCCTTCTCCCGACCCAGGAACTCCGGTGGAACCGAGATCAGCGAACCCATCACCTGGGCGTACATATCGATGATCCGCGTGTACACGCTCGGGTCGTACGGCGTGAACTGACCGACCGTTGGGATGTCGCCGTTCTCGTTCGGCTCAAGCGCCAACACCTTATTCACGTACGTTTCCCAGGCCGTAGCCGGTGTGCCATCGGGGCGTTGGAAGTTCTCCTCCGTCGCGCCGAGGACGTACTTCTGAGGCACCGAGTAGAACTCGCGAGCGACCTCGAGCCCGAGCAGTGTCCGCGCGCAGGCGTCCGTGACGCTCCGAACCTCGGGCGTGATCTCGCTGACGCCGTAACGGTTATGCGTCTTCTGTCGGTTCGCGATCTGGACAACCGGCGGGTACGGTAGTGCGTGCTCGTCCCGGGAGAGGATCTCCCACTTGCCGTCCCGGCTGTCCTTAAGCATGTGAATCGTCAGGTTCGGCAGGTAAAGCGCTGCCTTCGTCTCACCGTCCAGCTCGTACGACTGCAACGCGTACTTAGGCCGCCGTGTCCGGGCGTCCCAGTCGACCGCCATCTGCCGGGGGGACTCCACCGTGATCAGCGGGCCGTCCTCGCCATGACCGACCAAGACGTAGCCGCGTCCGTACACCAACGCGTCCAGGTGGGCCAGGGTGTGTTCCTGGTCCATGTTGTTGACCTGCCAGATTTCGTCCAGTTGCTCGTCGGCGTCGTCGGAGTCCGGGTAACGGAAACCCACAACGTCCAGACGCTCGTCTAGGACGTCAACCGCCAGGCGAGGCCACCCGACCACGGTGTGCAGGCCCTCAAGCTCCGGAGGAATCGAGATGCCGAGCGACTTTACGACGTTCTCGCCGTCGTAGTACCGCTCGTGGAGAGTCAGGTACCCCTGCGCGTGCTGTAGGCGCTCTCCAAGCTTGTTCGCGATGGCTTGCTCGTCGTCGCTCAGACCTTTTACCGCGAACTCGAGCGGGAACAGACTGTCAGCGTAGAACAATTACCCGCCCCTTCCCGGTCGTCCGCTTGCCCCATTCCTTGGAGCTCAACACCAATCGGCGCACCATCCGTGCCCCCACCATGCACACCGCGAGGTCGATCTTTTCCTTCGCCCGTCGGTGACGCTTTCCAATCGAAATGCCCCAATCGTTGGGGCGCCGTTTCGCGTTCAGTACGTGCTGACGTAGCTTCCGGTCCCCGTCGTGACGGAAGTTCCGCGCCATGATGTCCGCGTAGGTGCGCTCCACCGCGTGGGTGAACTCTTCCTGCCGCATGTTTCCCGTCATGGGCCACATGACGCTGTGTTTCTTCATGCCGGACTGGACGGGGTGAACCATGTACTTGTCGCCGTACTTGTTCGACCACTGGTCTATGTAGCGGTCCCAGTAACGCTCACCGGTCTCGTCCTCGCCCGTGCCCGGGTCCGCGAAGAACCCGACGACGCGGTACTTCTTGTGGATCTGGTTCACCACCGCGTCCACCGCGTCGCGGTCGACCGGGCGCTCCTTACCCTGAGGAATCCAGAGCCCCATCTTGAAGACGTCGCCGGATTCGATCTCGCACGCCACTAGGCCCGTATTGTCGTCCGACTTCGAGCCGTCGAAGAACAGCGCGATGTGCGCGCGTTCCGGAAGCTCAAGCTCGGTGTCCGCCAGCGCGTCCCACTCGTACGGCGCCAACCACGAGTCCTCGTTCGCGACGATCTGGTTGTACCAGAACCGCCGGCTACGAGAGGGTGGGTTCGTGCCGTCCAGAATCGACTTCACGATCAGGTCAGTGTTCAGCCATACCGAGTCACCCCGGATCGCCTCCACAACGGCCGGTGCCGCCTCCGCGCTGAGGGGTGCTTCCGGCGGGGCCTCGAGCGAGTCATACAGGAGACCGAAGTCGTAGGCGTCGCCAGCCCAGACCCGTTCCATGGCCTCGCGCTGGCGCTCGGCAACGCTGTCCTCACCCGGCATGTAGGCGTTCGTGATGGCGAGCACCCGCGCCGCGCCTGCCTCCGAGTCGGCCTTGGTCGCGTTCCTTTCGAACACGTCCCACATCTCGTGGCCCTCGTTGTTGGCCAGCCAGTGATGCGTCTCGTTAGCGATCGCGAACGTCGGACGGCCACCCTCCAGAGCGCGCGGCGAGCTAGTCACCGCCTCAATCGTCTGGGCACCCTTGTTCGCATAAATGACCGTCTTGCCAAGGTCCAGGTTGAAGTGCTCAACCGCTTCCTTGGTGAAGAGCGACGGGAACAGCTTCATGGTGTTCTTCGTCTGGTCTTGGCTGACCGCCGCGATCTGCACCCACGCGTTCGGGTGAGGCTTGCCGATCGGCTGACCCTCGGGAACGCCCCGGTAGTCGTTAGGCCCGGCGAACTCGCCGGAGAAGCGGCAAGGGCCCACCATCTCCACGGCCGCCATGACCGCCGCGAGCGGGTCTTTACCCCAACCCTTGAGGCGCTGCAACACCCCGTTGCGGTATTTCCAGGTGCCGGATTCGCCTACCGCATACCAGTGAAGTAAGAATCTCGCCTGCTCCGGCGTGAACATCCATGGCTGGCCCGTCTTGCTGTTCTTGAGCCAGGTAGCGGCCCAAGCGAGCACGTGCCAGCCGAGGGTGTAATCCGGGAGTACCCAGTTGTCGTCCGCGTCTTTTTGCCAGGTCGGCCCGATCCGGACAGGCTCAAAGCCCGAGTTGCTTTCGGTAGTCATTAAGTGCCGTCACTCCCGCCGGTTCGCTGCTGTCAGGCCCGCGCTCGATTTCCATACGTGCGCGTCGGCGGGCACCCTCGGTCGTCAGAAGGTCAGTCATCGCGGACATGACCGCCGCGAAGAGCTGACCGGAGATCTTGCCTTGCTTGAGGTTCTTACTCATCGCCTCCGCGATGTACTTCGCGGTTGCCCAGTCGCTCGGCTCGTAGAACCGCGACTGCGCCGACTCGCGGAGCGATGAGAACCACTCCTGAGCGATCGGGTGCCACTCGGTGTCGACGTCCGGGGCCTTCACCGGGCCCTCGTCCACCTTCACGGTCGTGGTCTCTATCCCGTCCTCGTTCTTGTTGCGCCGCCTGCGCTCGTCCTCGCGCTTCGGCACAGGGCCACGCGTACCCACAGGCGGCCTCCAATCACTGCGTCTCGTAACGGCTTGGCTCGGGGAACTTCGAAACGATGTAGTCGCGCACGGCGGAGCGGAAGGACCGGTCCGTGGTCGACACCAGCGCCGCGTCCGTCCAGCCGGGCTCGTTCGTCTGGAAGAGCTTGCAGTCCCGCGTTGCTTGCGAACCGCCGACTTCCTGCGTCACGCCGTAAACCGTCCGCCATTGCGGGGGGTTGTCCGGGGAGAACTCCGCCGCGTCGCGGAGCGCCTTCGCCATCTTCCGCGTGTCCACCGGGAAGGGTGTGTGTGTCTCGTAAGAGCGAGGGGTTACATGCCCCCGCCCCTCCAAGTACTCGAGGGTGTTCACGAGCGACTGCCGCCACCAACCGTGAGCGCTGAGCTGAGCGATGTGCTCGAGCAGGCTCCCCCGGTATTGGATGGACGGCTCGAAGGGCTTCAGAGCGAACATGTCGTCGTTCATGAAGACGACCTGCTCCGGTACGTCCGGGTGCTCGCAGAAATCCAGGACGTTGTGGTAAACGTTCTTCGGCTTCGTCCCGTGAAGGTTGCCCTCCACGACCTTAACGCCTGTGAGCCACACCGGTTTGTACCCCACGATCCACAACTCGTCGTGAGGAATGTGGTATTCCCACGTCCTGATCGCGTACCGCAGGTGTTCGTTGTCATCACCGGCTCGTACCGGGCACACCAGAGCTGTCAACGTCTCCCCTTGTTTCAAGCCGGGAGGACGTCGAGCCTCCCTCGAGCGTGTGTGTGAACCTCGTCGCCGGGCAGGGAGTCCGCCCGGTAGAAGAACCGACCGCTGAACGTCATGTCCCCACGATCGAACGCGAACACGACCCAGCCGGTGTCGTCGGTTGTGGCCTCTACCACCAACATTGCGCAGTCGTCCGGGACCCCGGCCCGCCGTTTGATCACGAACTGAGCCGGGGTCTCTCGCATCGGCTCCCCGTACGGGTCAAGGAGACGCATCCGGACTGTCTGGTCATTGAATTGGTGGAGGCTCAAAACCTCACCCGTAGCCACGTCAAGCCTCCACAATCGCTGTGTACTGTCGAACGTCGAACTCTGCCGTGGGTCCTCGGCGGTCGATAACCGCGCTGTAGTCGCGTCGTTCCTTCGGTTCCGGGCCAGAGACGCGCAGACGAAGCCCGACCGTCAGCGTCGACGCACCAGACGGGACCGTTGCCGTCGGTGCGCTCCCGTCGCCAGTCAGCTCGAGGCCCACCGTCAACCGGCTGCCTCCCGTGGGGATCGCCACCGGGGGAACCGAACCGGAACCGGACAAGCCCACGCCGACCGCCACCGACGCGGACCCCGACGCCACCGAGGCCGGAGGAACGTCGCCCGCGCCCGTCAGGTCCAGGCCCAAGGCGAGCTGAGTGCCGCCCGCCGGGACCGACGCCGTGGGGACCGAGCCCTCACCCGTCAAGCCGACGCCGACCGTCAACCGTGCACCGCCGCGCGGTACGCCCGCGTTGGGAACCGACCCCGAACCGGACAAGGTCACGCCCAGTTCCAGATGGGACCCGCCGGTTTTCACGCTCGCAGGCGGGACGCCCCCGGACCCTGCTAGAGCCAGGCCGACTTCCAACCGGGCGCCGCCGCTCGGCACGTCCGG